CAATGATCGTTACCAACCACACCTATGATGTCATCGGCGCTTATCACCCTACAAAAGAAATGGGAGGAGGCAGCGGACTCAAGTATTCTGCTAGCACAATCGTTTATCTCGGAAAGAAAAAGGAGAAGGATGGAACGGATCTCATCGGAAACATTATCAAATGCGAGGCTAAGAAGTCTCGTTTGACACGTGAAGGTTCTAAGGTAGAGACTAGACTCTACTTCGATGCTAGGGGTTTGGAGAAGCACTATGGATTACTTGAGATTGGCGAGCGAGCAGGGTTGTGGAAAAATGTTGCTGGACGCTATGAAATTGGCGGAAAGAAAATTTATGCCAAAGCAATCCTCAAAGACCCCGAGTCCTACTTCACCCAAGAAATCTTAGAGGCGATCGACACACAGGCACAGAAAGAATTCTTGTATGGTACAGATGACGACTGAAAAAATTGAACTATCGATTCTTAGGAATCTTCTATTCAATGAACAGTTCTACCGTAAGGTAGTTCCTTTTGTTAAACCAGAATATTTTGAAGATCATCATGAAAGAATAATCTATGAAGAAGTATGGAACTTTGCTAGTAACTATGATACTGTCCCGACTTCGGAGGTTCTTATCATTAACCTCCAGGATCGTAAGGACATTACGGAGGAATCCTATTCGTTGGCGGTACAAACGCTCAAGTCGTTTGAAGACATTGCCGTTGAGCACAACTGGTTACTCGACACCACCGAGAAGTGGTGTAAAGACAGAGCAATCTATCTCGCCTTACTTGAATCGATCAAGATTGCTGATGGAGGTGAAGAGAAAGTATCAAAGGACGCGATTCCCTCAATACTACAGGAAGCTCTGGCTATTTCGTTCGACGAGCATGTAGGACACGACTACGTTGATAACGTTCAAGAACGTTATGACTACTATCAAATGAAGGAATACAAAACTCCATTTGATATCGAGAAGTTTAACATTGTAACTAAAGGTGGACTCTCTAACAAGACCCTGAATATTGCTCTCGCTGGTACTGGTGTTGGTAAATCTTTGTTCATGTGCCATATGGCAGCAGATGCTTTACAGCAGGGAAAGAACGTTCTCTATATTACTATGGAGATGTCGGAAGAGAAGATTGCTGAACGTATTGATGCTAACTTACTAAATGTTAACATCAAAGATATTGGGCAAATTCCTGAGCAAATCTTTACTCAACGTGTTCAAGAGATTGGTAGAAAAACACAAGGTCGTTTGATCATCAAAGAGTACCCTACTGCCTCTGCTCATTCTGGTCACTTCAAAGCACTATTGAGTGAATTGTCACTGAAGAAGTATTTCAAACCAGATATTATCTTTGTTGACTATCTAAATATCTGTGCTTCGTCTAGATACAAAGGACACATTGTTAATAGTTACACCTATGTTAAAGCAATTGCAGAAGAACTTAGGGGTCTCGCTGTTGAGAACGACCTACCAGTCGTATCAGCAACTCAAACTACTAGGAGTGGTTTCGGTAACACTGACGTTGATATCACCGACACTTCTGAGTCCTTTGGTTTACCTGCCACAGCAGATTTTATGTTTGCTCTCATTAGTACCGAGGAGCTTGAACAGTCTGGCAGAATTATGGTTAAACAACTTAAGAATAGATACAACGACCTCACTTATTATAGACGTTTCACCGTGGGTATTGACAGACCGAAGATGAAGCTCTATAATGTTGAAGATTCAGACGCCGATAACATCCTTGATACCGAGGATGAAGATACGTTTGAGACCTTTGAAGAAGAGTCTTCTAAACAAAACCGCTTAAATAAATTTTCCCAATTTGTAATATGACCGTTAACTTTAATCGCTATGAAGAATTTGTGGCAGCAGTTACTTCAGAAGCTTCTACAAACTTTGTTGATTTCGCTGACCGTATTGGTGATCTGGATCGACAAGGTGCCAATATTGAGAGACTGCTTACTGCTGGTGTTGGAATTAATGCTGAGGGTGGTGAGTTCCTTGAGATCATTAAAAAAATGGTCTTCCAAGGAAAACCGTGGAACGAAGATAATCGTGAGCATCTTATCATTGAGTTGGGTGATGTTATGTGGTATGTTGCTCAAGCAACAATGGCACTTGATATATCCTTCGATGAGGTGATTGAAACTAACGTCAACAAACTCAAGAAACGTTACCCTGGCGGTGAGTTTGATGTTCACAACTCAGAAGTTCGTGCTGCTGGCGACAGATAATGTATAGTCTCTGGATCCACCTACGAGCATTCTTTTCTGTTGTAGTGGTGAGTTGTGCTCACCCTGTCAACTGGGAGCATTGTGTTCGTGTGGACCAGTGGCTCTTGCCAGAAGTCAAGGAAGGGTATAGACTGTGGACAGGACAAACACACCCCTATCAACGTGAAAAAGATTACATCAACCTCCCCTCTAAATAGTTAGGCGGGAGGTTTTTTTATGTCTAAGCAAGGAAGGGTAAACATTACAGGACAGTGGGAAGTAGCAGTCCGTAAGGTTCAGGAAGCATTAGCTGGTGCTGATCCTCAAGGAAAAGAGTTTGCTTACTTTAACTATGATGTTAAAACTGCAGTTGATCCTAGTGATGCCGCAAATAACAGAAAAAAGATTTTCTTTGGTATTAAAGTTTTAGTTCCTAAAAGCGGTAGAGCAGTAGCAGCTAATAGAATAACTAGAAACTTAACAGAAACATTTTCGGACGCTGTTGCTAGTAGAGACAATCAACAGATTGATATTCCTATTGTTGTTGGTGGAATTTCTAAATCTATTCGAGTAGAAGTAAAACCAGAAGCAGGTGGTGGATCTGGCGGTGGCGCAACAGAGACAGAACGTAATGAGTGTGCTCAGTGTTTGTACGCTGCTCTTGCTTTCTATGTTTATGGTGGACATATAGATCCAACTAAAATTATTTCCGAAGAAGATTTTCAACAGGCAGCAAAATATATTGATATAAAAAATACAAAACTAGAACAAATCTATGGCGATGCTTTAGATCTATCATGGCACCATTCTTCTATCAAAGGTGCTAATAAACTTTGGGATGTCTTTGGTAGAAATTCTGGAGGTAGAAGATATACTTTCTGTCGTGGTGGTGGACCAGACGATAAAGAAATCAAAGCAGCATTTCAAAAAGTAAATGCTCAACTGAAGAGCGATCCTAATGTTAGAGTATCTTTTTCTTCTGAAGATAAATGGAATCCAGCAGACATTTGGATGGTAGATAACTCTCTTAATATGTCTGAACTTGATGCTCTACAAACTGTAGATGCTATTAATAATTTTATCAAAGAAAAGTATGAATCTAAGGAATTGATTGGTGTATCTTTGAAACGAATTGCTGGTAGAGTTAAGATGCAAGTTCTTAATTACCGTAAAGATGCTCGCGCATTAAAAGCATCTAAGTATGGTTTTAAAAAGTACGACTTAGTTTATAAGACATCATCTAAAAAAGACAATAAAGATAACTATCCTATGGATGCATATCTTTATTACTATACTGGTGGTTATGACAAGTTCCAATCTAGAAACTTTGGCGATACAACAGCATCTTGGCAGTTAGAATTGAAAGCATCATCTGCTGCTGGCGGTCGTGCTGGTGGTGGTAGTGCTATTACTATATTAAAATCTTTAAACGTTAATTACGCTGGTCTTACTAGTGGGTGGGATAATAAACCTTTCCATCAGACATGTGATCCTAAAAACAAAACTCACAAGAAAAAAATTTCGGAAGACATTTTAGAACTTCTTAAAAAGTATAATGCAACTGGATTACCAAATGATGATACTCAGGCACTTGTGGAGATATACCAAAGAAATCAATCTTGGAGATATTCCAAATTGTTGAGTTTAAGATTGCTTGATTGTATATCAACTTCTGGTAAGGGTGATGAAATTATGAGAGCTCTATATCTTTATGCGTCTTCTCAAACTGATAAATCATCTGTGTATGTGAAGTTGATGGATTGAACCAGTTGGCAAACCGTCTATCAATCTCCCAAGGCACCTCATACTAGAGTACAATAAAGTCATGTCAAACGTCAAACAACTCAAGCACCTAGAGCACTTGGAAGATGAGATGCTGAACTATGGCGTTGATGGATGCAAGGCAGCAGTATCATTTCTCAAGGAACTGAGGAAGATGTTGGGTCAGCAGGAGAGCAGTGGTTTCATGCAAACCAAATGGGATGGTGCTCCTTCTGTTGTTTGTGGTGTTGATCCTCTGTCTGGTTTGTTCTTTGTTGGAACTAAGTCAGTCTTTAATAAGACAGAACCTAAGACTTGTTTTTCTGAAGAAGCAATTGATAATTATTACTCTGGAGACCTTGCTGAGAAACTAAAGTTTTCTCTACGCTACTTTAGTAAGTTGGGTATCAAGGGAGTTATCCAAGGAGATTTATTATATACAGATTCTACCGTAAATACAGAGGTGGTCGATGGAGAAAGACTATACACATTTCGACCAAACACTATTACTTATGGCATCCCTACTGACCACGATATTGGTAAACAAGTTGGGAGATCTAAGATTGGAGTAGTGTTCCATACGCACTACACTGGCGATTCTCTTGCTGAGATGCAGGCAAGAGCTGGTGCTCCCATTAATACATTCAATAAAATTACTGAATGTGCTGTGATTCCTAATGATACTCCTATGGATCGTGTTGGATTTTCTAAAACAGAAATGCAAAAGTTCAACAACTACATCACTAAGATTGAACGCATGTGTGGTATCTGTGGTGATTTCTTAGATGAATTAGTTGCCAAGACAGGTACTACTGGTGATGCTAAATTTCACATCGCATCTTATCTCAAGCAGTTCTTTAATAATGAGATCAAGAATGCTCGTAGTATCTCCAACATCGATGAGACGATGTATGATATGTTGAACTTCTATGAAGAGAAAACAAGTAAAGAACTTGCCAAGATCAAGACAGTTGCGAACCTGACTAAGAAGAGAGAACTTGTATATGGTAGTCAGAACTACGTAGTAGATAATGTATACAAGTTCAAAGCAATGCTTACTTTGTATAAAGAACTGCAAGCAGTCAAGCAAATGGTTATAGATAAAC